GCCCTCACCCATATTAGCAAGCGTAACTGTAACCGTAGCGGGGTCGTTATATAGGCGAATACCGTCTCGGCTATACCCGTTGAATTTGTTTGGGATCATCATACGTAATTACTCCTGTCGCAACGTAGTAGTATTTTACCGTCGTACGTGCTTAATTTAACGAATCCTAACCGTTCGCAGAACCGCAGTCCAGCTAGGTTTTCCGCTTGCACTATAGTCAGCGCACAGCCATGTTTGTCTACCACTTCTTTTAGCGTCGCCCGAATATGCGCCCGAATAGACCCTTTTGGCTTCGCTCCATACCCTACATGAATCTCGTTACCCTTTAACAACACCCCACCTATGACGCGACCTGACGCCGTTAGGGGGACTACTTCCCAATCTTTTAACGCTTCTAGGTACTCAACCAACCCTATATTTAACCTATCTTTAACTGACATGTACACCATCAGCATGGCACGATCTTGGGGCGTCATGTTGGTAAAGCTGATACGAAAGTTACTGTTGTAATAACACTAGGTATTGCTGGTCTGGTTGGAGAAGTTCCAGCGCTATAAGCCACAATGCCAGCCCCTACATCCCCAGTGCACCAAACCAATTGCATATAATCATTTGCTTGTAGAGACGCAAACAAGTTAACTGTCGCAATTACATGAAAAGGATCGCCGGGATTTTTTCTAGCGGCTAAACCATATCGACTGTTTGAGGCAGCTATATCCGTGCTGTTCTTTCTAAACCAAATATCTATGTCTACTGGGGCGTTCGTTGTATTTTGTAACTGTACAGAAAACTGTATGTTATATAACCCTGCATACGCTACTTTTAAATGACTGCCACTTTCTAACGTAACCCCGCTTGAATAGTCCGTAGTGTTGAACGTGATGGGGTACGCGGTGGTTGTACTGACTGCTGTTTGTGTTGTTGAGTCTTGGAACGCACCATAAGGTAATTTTAAGTCGCTTACTACTCCAGAAGCCCCTGCGTTTAATTGCAGAACAAAGTTATCTAACTGAGTGAAGTACAACCGCAAGATGTTATTAAGCTGGTCTATGTACTGACGGCTGTATACCGCAGGAGCAATAGGCAGCGAGGGTGCTTTAGTCCTAGTAAGAGTAATAGACTCCGTAGTAACAATTTGCGTTGTCATCTGCGTCCGTCTGGTCGTATGTCTATCCTAGGCACGCCTAGCTGCCACTGTGTACCCACCGTGTTTGAACTAATCTTGAACGCCATCTGACGACCACGCAGTCTTGTATACACAATCTCAGTAAACTCCTGCACCGTGTAGTTACGCTGGTTAGCATAAGACTGATCTGACGTAACCGTAGGCGTATCTGCCGTGCCGTATGGCGCACCGGGGTTGTAACGTGGGCGTAGGCTAAACACTACTTGCGGTGTGTTAGGTGCAGGTGTAGTAGACCCGTCAAACGTAATGTCAGGGATCATCCTCCACACGAAGCCATAGTTATGCCCGTCGCCAATATCAAAGTCTGACGATTGTATGTACGATGTAATAGGCAGGATGTTACCTGTCGTGGTGATGTCGTCTACACCGTTCTCATGGAACACAATGTTGTTGCTGTAGGTCGCAGCCATAGGGTACTGACGCAGTGGGCTATCTAGCCATGCTGTGCGCCCTAATGTGCCGTAGTACCAGACTTGGTCAAGGTAGTTATATATGACGTAGCGGTCAACCACAGTCGAGTTAGCTGAGCAGTAGTACCACCAGACCTCGCTATAACCCTCGTTAGTGCCTGCAAAGAACTGCGAGCTTTGTGTCGTATTAATATCACCAAACACATACTGACGTAGGGCGCAGGGTAGCGTCTCAACACGACCAGAATAAGCGTAGAACTTATCTAGCCCCATCCAATAGGTAATGTTGTTTGCAGTAGCCACAGCGTTAGGGCTAATGATAGAGATGTTGTCCGCAAGGATGTTAAAGCCCCATACGTACGGTGGCCCTAAATACTGCATGGAGTACAACGCGGCATCTGTCCAAACCAGAATCTCTTGGCGTGTCTGTTGTTGCGCAACGATGTACGAACCCGAGCTAAGACGATAACTACCTGCTTGGTTAGTAGCAGCAGGAGTCCAGACTGAATAACTTTCTTGGTCAGACCAACGTACCAACATCGGGTCTTGCTGGGTACTGCCGTAGTCGTTAGCACCAAACGCAATAACGAAACGCGAGGCATCAGACACCGCAATAAGTGACGTTACGCTTGGGCAGTCTGCATCGGTTTGGTACGCGCCTGAACCTGATGAAGACAGAAGCTGCGCACGGTTAGTAAAAGTTAAGTTACCGCTGACGTTGTAGTTAGGTATCCATAAATATATTGGCCCGTTGGACGGGTTTATCAGCAAGTACTCACCGAAGTTAGCTTCAGACCACAGACGAATCTGTGTGTACGTAGTGGTGGATACTGACTGACCCCAACCTGTAAAAGTAGTAGCGTCGGTGACTGTAGCCCCTGTCGTATGACTTGCAGCCGTTGTGCCGTTAGCCCCGCGAGTACAACCTGTAAAGTCTGTAGATGTTTTAGCGGCGTAAGTAATAAGCTCACTGTCAATTAAGAGAGTGCCGGAAGCAGCAAACCCAGTAGTAGAGTTAACCACTACGGTTGTAGCAGAAGAGTTGATTGTGCCGTTAAGTAAATTAGTTGCTGTACCGCTGACGTATCCAGCGTATAGACCCGCACCCCAACCGGTCTGATATGTAATCGTAGACTCGCCAGTGTTTAGTTGGTACGCAGCAGATACCGAAGCGCCACCGCCTGTAGTAGAAGACGACGCATTACCAGACGCTGTGATGCTGTAGCTATTGGAGTCTATGTAATTAATTACATACTCGTTGTTCAGGTTTAACCCCGCAACGGTTGTAGCACCAGAGAAAGTTACGTAGTCGCCATTCCTAGCACCGTGCCCCGGCGCGTTGACCGTCACCGTAGGGAACGTGTTTTGTGTAGTGAATGGGTTGTTAGGCAGCGTTGTAGTTACGCGTATAGGTGTGATGTCGTTGTATACACCGCCGCTCTCAACGTAATACTTGAGGTTAGTGCCTACGCCTAGGAGGTTATACCCACGCAGGGTCACCCAGTTCCAGAGCGAACGCGCTACGCCTAAGTACGTATTGCTAGATAAAGGTGTCCAGCCACCTATCTTCTGTGGGTAGCCAGAACGAAACCTAATCTTGTCGCACTCGAACCAGCCGCCCTCGTTGGCAAGGGTTGTCGATTCCCTATTAACACCCGGACGTAGCTGTAGTTTCTGTAATGGCATTTATCCACCTGACTTGTAAGGGCGCGTACCCTGTTTGTCAATAACCAGCGCCATTTTCCGTGGCTTAGCCTCGGCTGTATTAGGGATGCTAACGTGTGTCCAACCCCCACCACGCACCGGGTCTGAAAACTCGCGGATCACCTGATCGTATGGCAATGTTGACGCTATGATACGCTTAACTACCTGATCTGGGATCATTCCTGCTACACGAATATCGGCTGCTGTGCCGTGGCAGTGCTGGCTAGTCTTTGACCCCTTGATCGCCGCATTTACCTGTGGGCTACGGTAAGCCGAGTTGATACTAATGGGCTTGCCCAAAACAGCACGAAGCGACTCCAAGAAAGCCGCCAAGCGTTTTAAGTTGTACAGGTGTTCATTGGGCGGCGTGTTGTCCAATTCATGCCGCGCCGCGTAGTCGCTGACGGTCATCTCTTCCAAGCTAAAGTTTGGCGAGAGCTTCATTTTTTAGAAAGCTCCTTAGTCTTTTCTTTACTGCTTTGGCTGGAACCAAAGAAGAAGTTCAACAGGGTGGAGACAACAGTGCCCATGATAAAGCCCAGCACCACATCGACAAACCGAATGTTCTTTTCAGGTATGTTATAGGTCGTAATAAGGATGATGTACCCGATGGCAAACGCTGACCACATCCACGCAAACTGATATACAAAGCGACGCACTACAGGGTCGTCTGACTCCATAGCTTTATGCTGCATGTCCCGAGCGCCTTGGGTGTTTTTCAGGTCAATCTCAGCCATGAACTCTTCGTGCTTCATAGCAGCCATCTGAATCTCAGCCAATTTGCTGTCGTCCAAAACGCCTTGCTCGTTGGGTTCTAACTTGATGTCCAGTTTCTCTTCGACTTGCTCCAAGCCCTTATCAAGGACAGAGTCAGCAACTTTTTGTAATCCTGCACCGGCTAGTTGAGCCAGAATAGGTGCGAGTAGTGGCAACATTTATTCCCCCTGCAATTCTAGTAGTATCTTGGCGCGTAACTCACGCATCTTCCTTGTTTCTTCCATCGCCCTAGCAGTAGCGTTGTTCATATCCATGTAAGCCACACCCATAACAGGCAACACTAGGACTAGCACAATACACAGTACCAGTACGGTAATGAGTAAGCTCCACGGAATGTTTGGCTCGTTCTTATCAGAATCATCACCCATAGGAACCACAATATTATGAACACGACCGCGAGAATTGACGTCATCTGTTCCGCGATTTTTCTTTTTATACTTGCCCGTCGCCACTGCGCCACCTGCTGCTTATATAACTCCTGACGCTGGACTTCAGCACGTTCCTCTTTAATCCTGTCACGCATTACTTCAAACTCAGACCATATCGCACCTAACTCTTTGGGCGCTTGGTACACCATCATTTCGCGCAACTCGGTTTCCATCCGAATCATTTCTTTCTGAGCCAGTATCCTGTTGAACGCTTCTTGATTCACGGACAACTCAGGGTCACGCGACTTCTTTGCCTTTAACTCTTCTTCGTGGACATGCTTCTCAAGCGTTTCGTGCGCCTTAAAGAAATGACCAAGGTGTCCGCTTATATCAGCAACAACATCCTTGGCCTGTCCATACGCATCGACTAGCTCCATCCCTTGCGCTTTGTACTCCTGATACATTTCACAGCCTTTACGTATTGCAGCGGCTGCGGTTTTTGCTGCGGCTAGGAGGGTGAGCGGATCCAAGATGTAGTAGCCTCATCCCATGTGTAAGAGTTTTCTATGGTGACGTCTGTTGGCATGGATACCGGTGGTTGCCACTGAGCGTTAGCGTCTAGCGTCCAACTTGGGTAGGGTTGAGGTGCAGCAAACGCATCAATGTCTTCGTGGTATTTGTAACCAATACCAGCGTAGTTCTTACGCTTGT